TTTGATTATATTAATGAAGAGGGAAGCTTCTCTGGTCTTCCCTCACCATTTATTCCCAAGGAAAATTAGGTAAAGTAATGTGACGCTTTCGCGTTAGTTCATCTACTTTTGTTTTTCCATTTCCATTACTGCGTTCAAACGGTATTCCCATTCTATACGCTAGGGTTCGTAAGTTTGTTGGATCAATGCCAAGCTGTTTAGCTGCACTGTTAATAGTTAAGTGTTTGTACTGCTCAACCAACTCCTTCATTTCATCGTAAAACTTTTTCTTCAACGCCGGGTAGGGCTTTAGCTCCTCCAAGGCGCACTTTGCTGTTGTGGTTGTTGCCATTGTTGTTGTGCCTGTTGTGGTTGTTGTTGTGGTGCTTGTTGCTGCTGCTGTTCTCTTTGATTGGGGAACATTGTCCAGCTTCCTATTTTGGGCCATTGCGTAGGATCATCACCTTGCTTTGCGCGCACTTGAAAGCTTACTACTAATCTATGTTGCAGCATTAAACTTTGTATTTGTTCGATTGCAGCCATTGCTTCCGGGCTACCTTTCATTTCTTTAGGTTCATTAATCCATCCGGCAGCTGTCATATTTACAGCTTGTCCGTTGTTCATAAACCCTTCTATTTGTAAGTTACTGTTTCCCATTTGTGGTTTCATAAGAACGCCTTTCTTTTGTTAACTTCTTGTTGGATTTTATCGTATAGTTTTGGAACTTCTAAATGTAGCCTATCAAGCTGGCTACTAAAATGATCATCCCATTGTTTAAGTTCATCTAGATTTGTAATGGTTGGTATCTCTGCAATTCTTTCAGCTGTAAAAGCTTCCCAGTTTGCATCTATCACCTCTTCTTTTCTTTGCGCTGCAACGACTTCATTAATAGAAGCATACTGACCACCATGTAAACCAAGACTAGCAAGAGCTCTACCTACAGCACTTGTCTCACAGTTTTCAATTGCTGATGTTTTGTTTACGTTAGAAGTGCCGCGCACCTCTTCAGCATATCCACATCCAATAATCATACCATCACTGTTTTTAATCATTGCTTTTATCACAACATTTTTACCGTTGTCAGCAACTATTTCAGTCTCAACACCCAAGCTAGTACCAAAAGCTTTTCTAAAAGCTTCTATGCGTACAAATACTTCAGTGTATTTTTTACCACCACGTTGCGTTACGCCTTTTGATTTGTTGAGATCATTGACCTCAATCATTGCTTCTAATAGTTCTTTCACCTTGTTACACCTCCTAATTCTTTAGCCTGTTTTAATATTTCTGGGTTCATGTCGCGCCACACAAAACTATCACCGAAGTGCGGATCACAAAGCTTTAATAACTGTTGTACGTTTTCCGTCACCATCATTAGTTTCTCCCGGCGCATACACGCTGCTGTTATATCTTGCAACGCATATTCTAATTGATCTATCGTTGCTTGGAACACAACGAAGCCTAATCTATTTGCATAAACAATTCGCGGTATCTTACCTGTTAAATGCCAATACCCGGCAATCTGTTTTAAATGCGGATCTTTTATTTTGTTTGGTAAAGAGTTTGCGCGTGGTTTATCTGTATCAACATTGGTATCCCACTGTGTTTTTAATTCAACAGAACCTTCCTGATAATCACCGAAGCCTAGATAATCTAGTTCGCAACCGGGTAATTTACCGCGTAACATTGTTTGCCCTACGATTTCATTAGCACCATGCATTGCTTCTCTAAGTCCAAGTTCAGCGTTTTTACATACAAGCTCGAACTCGTTTGTGCCGATTTCGTCTTTCTTTGTTGCTTTGCCTTGCTCACTGTAGCGCGGCAATTGCCTACCCTCCAGCTGTCTTTTCACTTTGTCTTGATCTATCCACGACCCTGTTTGCAATGACGTAAGCAAGTTTAATGCTTCCCGGTATGCTTCACCTTGCATGGCCCCATCTATTAACATTAAATCACAAAAGTATTCTACAGCCCTACCGCTGCACATATTTATATTGTCGTTAAACTGTGCTTTGTTGCGGTAATCTAAGTAGTAACCTGACTTTGCAAGTATCTCTTTAGCTTGTGAAATGTCACCTTCTGTCTTCCCCTTCACAACGTCAAGCGCAAGGTTTCTTTCTGTTCGCAGTATTCCCTTGTCAAAAAACGTATAAAAATCAGGGGTACTTGGATTACTATGGTGATAGTAGCCTTTGCTGTACGCCCATGAAAAGTTGTTTCTAATCATTTTATCTCTTTCGATTGACAGATTGTGTCTAACCTAGTATCAAGGAGAATAAATTGCAAGGAGTTTTTTTATGACGCTGGATGAATGGCGAAAGTCACAAGAAATGAGTTACCCGGTCTTAGCAAGAAAGCTGGGTGCTGCTGGTGCTACAGTTGCCCGGCGCTGGTGTTTGCCAAGTGACCACAAGGATCGAATGATACCGTCACCTAAGTTTATGCGTATCATACAGGATAGTACACACGGCGCAGTACAGCCGAATGATTTTTATAGGTGAGATATGGGTGGTAAAGCAAGTAGGGATAAAGGCGCAGCATACGAGCGCGAGATTGTAAACTGGCACAAGGAGCGCGGTGTAGATGCAGAACGCGTACCTTTATCGGGTGCTATGAAGGGAAACTATGCGAGTGACATAAAGCTAGGGCCGCAGTTGGCCTTGACCGCTGAGTGCAAGCGCAGAGCTAGAGCGTATCAAGATTTGTATGATGCGCTTGATCAGGACAACAGTGATATGTTGTTTGTTAGAAAGGACCGGGAGCGCACATTGGTGGTGTTACCGTTAGAAACTTATGAAGCTTTTCTACAATGGATTGGCTGGATACAGGAGAAATAAAATGGGTTACACAGAAACAGGCATTGGTTATCAAAAGACAGATACAAGTAAAGAAGCTGCGAGATCAAATTATGAGGGTAAACTTACAATACGTGACCGGGTGCATCAGCTGCTACAGAAAACATCTCATGCGTTATCTACTGAGGATATTGCCGGGTTGTTAAACGTACCATACGGATCGGTGCAGCCAAGGTTGTCAGAACTACAGAATGAAGATAAAGTTGAGGACAGCGGTGAACGCGGCAAAACCAAGTGGGGCAAGTCTTGTATTAAATGGGTGGCAAAGTAATGACATACATACTTGAGACAGGAGACAGCGCCGTAGAGGTAACTGTGATTGACGGTGTTCGTAAAGCTGAGATACCTATGAAGAAATGCGCTCACTGTGATGGTGAGGGCGATTACTTAGTTGAAGAACCTGTAGTTGATTATGTACATGGTGGTTATTTAAAAGAGGTCCGGGTGACTTGTGAGGAGTGCAACGGAGATTGTTTTGTGGTGGTCGAAGATGAATAACTTTGAACGCGACGAAGCAGAAATAAAAGCAGACTTAGAAAAGTTTTTTGCATTATATAAAACAACTCCTACGGCAGTGTACAAACATTATGATATTGATGATAATTTAATTTATGTTGGTATTGCATCTGATGTTACAGTTAGACAAACAACGCATTTCAAAACTTCTGAGTGGCAACAAGAAATACAGAATGTTTTTGTTGAGTGGCATCACAGTCGATTACGCGCAGAAATAAGGGAGATTTTATTAATTAAAGCATTTCGTCCAAAGCATAATAAAGTTCACAATAATAATAATCTTGCGGAGTTAGCTATTTTTAATAGATTTGAAACATTTGCTAAAAAATTAAGACAAAGCTTAAATCAACTTTGTTTATTTATAGATGATATGTGGGATGAATGCGATGCCATTGGAGAAGAAATTAAACAATTAGAAAGGTTTTCTAAACTAAAACGTAAAGGATCAGTTGGTTACAAAAAAATAAAAGATGAAATAGAAAGACTTACGGAGCGTACTTACGAAATTGAATGGGAAATTGAAATGTGGTTGATGGATGATGCTTTTGATGCTGCTCAAATACAAAGATGCTTATTAAATGAAGATCCATATAGATATATTTTACAAAGATTTTTTAATAGCTATCATTTAGAAATTGATACATCGAAAAGTTCATGGGACATAAGTTTTTTATCTAAAATTGTAGATAGATGTAACAAAGAAATAAATGACTGCGATAAAAAGTTTCAAGGTAGGGAAATATTGTATTTGAAAGATAGAAATATTTCACCTGTAAAACAAAGGCATTGTTTTTTGCCTTTCAATCAAACTTCTCAAGAAAGTATTCATTATGGAATGTAAAGCGTGTGGTCGTGAGCATGACGTTGATCGTGGTGGCTGGGTAATACTTGCCACTGACGATCTTATTTGTGACCCGGTAGACAGGCCGGACTGTTGGGAAAAGGTAAGCGGCTGGTACATACAACGCCGGGAAGAAGAGCAATTAAAGCATGATTTAAACATGGGGTTGACAAATGCGAAAACCACTGTACGCTAACGCGAGCCCTACAGGGCGAGATAATAACTATATAGTTAATAACTATAAAGTTAATAACTGTATAGCAGTAACTAGTAATAACATTAATAACTATACAGTTAATAACTATAAAGTTAATAACTATAAGAGCGAAATCTTAAAAAGAACTTTGGTAAAGATGAACCCGGCTTACAAGTTAGCTGGTAAAGAAGCTCGTAAAGATCCGTTAGGTTTTAGGCTTAAAAAGGTTATGAAGCTTTTACGGAAGAACTTGGGTACAGATAATTTTATTGAAGCTGCTAATCATGTCGGTGGATTGTCTGCGATTGAACAGGCTCAGTTTTGTGAACAGATAGAGGGATACTATGCGTCTAGAGTTCAAGAAAATGACGGTTGATGATTTTAATGAATTGTTTATGGAAGCAGCGCAGACGGAACGCGCATTACCGGGAGTGTTTCGCAGACAGAAACTAGCTAGCTGGCCTGATTATGTGCAGTCTTGGTCGAGCTATGGCTGGTCTGATGTGGAGCAAGTAAGGATACAACCTACAGCATTGCAAGTAGATCGACTTGATGCAGCGTTAGATCTGGGTCTACGCATGGAAAAGAACGATAGAAAGATTGTCTGGGCAGCTGCACATAGCGCCGTAGGAAGGGAACGAGGACCGCAATGGACCAAGCTGGGTAAAATGCTCGGACGCTCACGGAGAAGCGTCAAGAGTGACTATATTGCTGCGCTGGTACGTTTGACTTGGATAATAAAAAAGCCGCACTGAATGAACAGTACGGCTATCGGTAGCACAAGCCCCTAGACAATAAAACTAAGTTACAGCATTATTGCAAAGCCCACAAGATAAAAAATATCATACACGGAACAGCAAACACTGCTACTGCTCCAATGATGTCACCGATAAGGTCAAGCCATTTGTTTAACATAAAATTATCGCTCCGGGGTTTTGCCATTCCCAATTAAAACCTTTTTTCTCAGCCCATTGTTCAAGCTCGTCAGAAATGTATGGATAACCGCCTCTAAACTCGCCGTAATAATCTATGGCATCTGATCCGCTTTCGCCGCTAACAATCAACGCGCCATCTTCGCTGATTATACTTTCATGCGGCACTTTGATAAAATCATATTCACCGTCACTGTTTTTTTCTAACCTTTCGTCAAGCGGTAATTGTTTTTGAAGCTTTGCAGCGTTATATCCGTAATTGTTCATTGGTTAACCTCCTAATCCTACAATGCTGTGATTTTTGCTAACAGGTATGATTTCTATGTAGAACTCACTGAAGCTGCTAGCCTTGAGTTGTTCGGCAGCGTCAAGCGCTGCCTGATGGTTGTCGTACTTGCCGACAATGCTGTTGCCGTACATGGCGATCTTTTTAACAATGTATTGCATACTTACTCCTTAACAGTGTTGACAGTATGTGTCAAGCATACCATGATTTATATTCTGGTTTACCATCCCACAATGACGCGCTACTAAAACTAGTCATGCTAATTCTGTTAGAACTGCTAGCTTTTTTTCTAAACGGTTCGCCGTATTCTTCATTGGGTAATGGTATTACCTCGCAAGCCATACCGTGAGGTCTTTCACTGTCTTCTACTCTGGCGCTTCGTATAGATCTAAGCTCGACCATAGACTTGCCAATCAACTTAACTACCTTGTAGAAGTCAACGTTAGTCTGGTCGTAGCCCCAAGAGCAAACCATAACGTCACCAACCTTTAAGCTGTGCGGTTTTAATCTCTCTGCTTTCTCTTTGGCTTTTCGCTCTTGTGATAACCTGACGCTTTCGATCTGGTCAGCTATATACTTTTCCATTCTTTCGTAAGTTGAAAAGGCGTAGTGCCAAGCTGGTTTGCTTTGCTTACCGATAAAACACATAGCAGCAACTGCAATGTTAGAATTTTTTGGTTCTTCGTAAGTGTAGAACACAACAGGTAAGTCCTTTGCTGCAATCTTAGTTGCGCCCTGTGGAATGTAGAACTCTCTTGATAATGCCATATTATTTACCTCCTATTTGTATTTGTAATGGTGAGCGCCAGAACTATCTTGGTAACGCTCATGCCATGCCATAGCTCTGTCAACTGCATCCCAATCAGTGCTAATGTCTTTGCTTAAAAGATCGTGAATAATATCTTCTAAGTCAGTCTGTCGCTCTCCGGGCTGTTTCGCACCGGGAAGATCAAACAAGTCTCGCTGTTTCATAGCTACCTCGCTGTTGTTTGGAAAACTGTGGGAGCAAGCTCAACCACAACCTACATATAATGTATGTGACAGATACTGTCAAGGGGTATGTAGAAAAAAAATATATTTATTGCCTAATGTACTGAAATAGTCTATGGATATGGTATAATCGCAAGATGTTGTGTTCGACCTCATATCACAACACGAGAACAATGCCTGTTATTTGTGGTTACATACTTGCCCGGGCTTCGGCTCGGGTTTTTTTTAGGAAGCTACAATGCCAAGTAAAACTGTTACGATTAAAGTAATGCAAAAGATATGCGATAGACTTGCAGAAGGTGAAACCTTGGTAGATATAACCAAAGATAAAGCTATGCCTAACTATCGTAACGTTACACGCGCTGTACAGGCAGATGAAGAGATATGGGAAATGTACAGGAAAGCGCGCATATTGCAGAGCGAATATTACTCAGACCATATCAATAGATTAGCAATGGAAGAGCTACCAGAAGTAGCAGATCCACGTATGATTAACGCAGAGGTGCAACGGCGTAGGTTAGAGATCGACACGCTTAAATGGACAGCTGCGCGTAACCAGCCATTTGGCATCAGAGATAAGAAAGAAGATCAACCAAGTAGTTCGGCGATAACGATCAGCTGGGCCGGAGGTGACGTTGCTGTTAGCGCGACTGAGGAGGAAGAGGAGGTTGTTGTTAGGCACTGAGACACGTATGACATTACATCCTGTGCGTCCGAGCTACGTGCGCGAGGTAGCCGGATTGCGGAACACAGACAGAACATCTTAGCTCGACATTGCAAAACCAGAACATACGTGAACGCGCGCAGTACAAAACGTTACAAAGTGTTAACATAATATATGTTATGCGAATTAGATGGATATTTTGGCGATGCAGCCGACCCCACCCTCCAAAATTTGCCGCGTGTCTGCTTACTACATAATATACCCAACATATAGTATCTGCCTCTCACACAGCCTGAGAAAGCCCATGAAGCAAGAAAACGTAGCTCTGTTAGGTCACATCAATGAATTGCGTAGGTTGACTGTAGAGGGCAGTTCATCGACTGTGCAGTATGAGAGCGCTGTATTGTTGATTGATATATATGAGAGGATGTTGCAGAATATTGGCATGATGGACTTTGGCAAGGACGAGACTAAGCACTGATGCATATAGAGATACCGTATGAGCCTAGGGATTTGCAGCGTAAGTTGCATGGAGAGATGTCTGCGAAGCGGTGGGGCGTTGTTGTGTGTCACCGTAGGTTTGGTAAAACTGTTTGGGCGATTAATCATATATTACGTGCTGCGTTAATGTGTGAGAAGAACAACCCTAGGCTGGCGTATATGGCCCCTACGTATAGGCAAGCTAAGAATGT